CCAAGAGTTTGCGTCTTCGTTGTTCTACGCCAGCGAGGCCACCGCGCCTGAGGAGATCACGGGCTTTGCCCCGCGCTTCAATCTCAGCACGGCTGAGAACGGCGAGAACATCATTCGCCAAAGCAATGCCCAACCGGACGGCACTGACAACGCATCGATTTGGCTGATTTGCTGGGGTGAGAACACCTGCCACGGCATCTATCCCAAGGCGTCTATCGGCGGCTTGCAGATGACCGACAAGGGGCAAGTGACCATCGAAAACATCGACGGTTCCGGCGGGCGCATGGAAGCTTACCGGACCCACTATCGCTGGGATTGCGGTTTGTCTGTCCGTGATTGGCGCTACGTGGTTCGCATCCAGTACAACAGCGAAGACCTCGTTGGCGATGCAGCCTCGGGCCCCGATCTCTTGGACCTTATGACCCAAGCGCTCGATGTGCCGCCCTCGTTGACCCTCGGTCGCCCGGCGTTCTACATGAACCGTCGCGCCCGCTCCTTCCTGCGTCGCCAGATGCTGGAGAAAGTCGCAGGCTCAACCCTGACGATGGAGCAGATCGGCGGCAAGCTTGTGCTGGCCTTCGCGGGCATCCCTGTGCGTCGCTGCGACGCCCTTCTCAACACTGAAACCGGCGTCGCCTAAAGCGAACGGGCAGGAGACATTCCTATGATTATGGACGAAAGACTTGAGTTCGCCGACAACGTGTCCGTGGCGGCTACCGCTGGCACGGCGCTGATCGGCGATGTGATCGACCTCGGAGCCACGACCCAAGACATCGGCAATGGAGAACCGTTGTTTCTGGTCATTAAGACTGGCGCGACGGAAATCATCACGGGCGGTTCCGCTGGTACGGTCAAGTTCCAGCTCGCCTCTGACGCGCAAGCGGCGATCGCTACGGACGGAACGGCCACGGTTCACTTTGACACGGGCACGATCGTCACTGACGACGCAGCAGCGAACAGCGCATTGCTGAACGCGGGTGCGACGATTGCCATGGTTGCTCTCCCTCTGGGAACCTACGAGCGTTACCTTGGCGTCCTTTGCGTCACGGCGACGACCACGACCACGGCGGGCACGATCGACGCCTTCTTGACGAAAGATCCGTCGAAGTGGGTGGCCACGGCTAACGCGCCTGGCGCAAGCATCAATCTCTAACTGACGGAGGGTACAGATGAAGATCGTGAAGGCGACAGCTTTAGGCTTTTACAAAGGGTCAAGGGTGCGTCCCGGCACGGTTTTCTCTGTGCCTGACAACATGGCCGGCAGTTGGTTCGAGCTTGTGGAACGGAGAGGGCCCGAGCCCGAACCGGAGCCCGCAGCCGAACCAGCAGCCGAACCAGCCCCCCGCCGCATCAAGCGTTTAGACTTGTGATAGGACGCCGCCATGGCCAGCGTGATTGATATCTGCAACCTCGCTCTGAGCCATATTGGTGACCGAGCCAACATCAACAGCATCAGCCCGCCTGAGGGATCGATCCAGGCCGAGCATTGCGCCCGGTTTTACCCTTTGGCTTTGGATACGTTGTTGCGCATGCACCCGTGGACCTTTGCCACGCGGCGCTTGCTTCTGGCTGATGCGTCGCTAGTCGTCCCGCCGGCGCATCCATGGCAATATAGCTACGCCATTCCGTCTGATCTTGTGACGGTCATCGGCATTTACTCCGGCGCGCGGCAGTTCGACGAAGACGCGCACGAATATGAGTTTGAGATTGGCAACGACGCCAACCGTACGCGCGTGATCTTCACGAACTGCGATGAAGCCACCATGCGCTACGTCTCAGACGTAACCGACAGCGCGCGCTTTCCCGCTTGGTTCGTGCAGGCTCTGAGCTGGATCTTGGCCAGCCACCTTGCAGGGCCCATCATCAAAGGCGAGCAGGGCGTCCGCACAGCCCAAGCCGCCTTGCAAACCGGCTTATCCTACGCGGTTAAGGCGGCGGCCAATGATGCGAACGAGCGCCGCCGCAGTCCTGTGCGCAACGACACACGCCACACTGCTCCATGGCTGGCCAACCGCGCGCTCATCTGGCCCTACAACGACGAGCCTTACAGCCCATGAGTAACAAGACCTACACACGGTCATTCAACGGCGGCATCGTCAGCCCGGAGATGTACGGGCGGCTGGATGACGTTAAGAACAACACCGGCCTTGCCGTGTGTCGAAACTTTGTCGTGACCCCGCAAGGGCCAGTAGTCAATCGCCCTGGCACGCAATTTGTGCGCGAGGTTAAGACCAGCGCCAAGGCAACCCGCCTGATTCCGTTTCGTTACAGCGCGACCCAAACTGTCGTCATCGAAGCGGGAAACGCCTATTTCCGCTTTCACAGCTTTGGCGCAACGCTGCTTACCCCGACGACTGGCGTTAGTGCGTGGGATGTGGCAACGGCCTATGTCGCCGGCGATCTTGTCACCCGCAGCGGCTCGACGTGGTACGCTGTCGCAGGCTCGACAGGCTCAGATCCCGCGACCCCTGCAAACCAATATGGCGCAACGCCCGTCATTACCGCCACATGGGTGCAGGACGTAGGGCCAGTCTTATCAGCCGCCGTCATTTTACAACGAGTGGCTGTACATCGATCTCGAACCCATCGAGACGGTTGTTTACTACGGCTACACCGGCACGGCCAACACCAGCCCCACAGGGCAATGGTATCAAATGCCGACGGTTTATGAGATTCCGTCGCCCTACGCCGAGCAAGACCTGTTTGACCTGCACTACATCCAAAGCGGCGACATCATTACCATCGTGCATCCCAACTATGCCCCGCGCGAGCTGAAGCGATTGGGCGCGACAAAGTATGTTTTGAGCACGGTCACCTTCGGCTCAACCCTGGCCGCGCCAACGATCTCCAGCGTGACGCCGACCTTAGGAACGTCGCCGTCTCTTGCCCAGACCTACAGCTACGTGGCCACGCGGGTGAGCGACAATCAGCTTGACGAAAGCGTGGCCAGCGCGGCTGTGACAGCCAGCAACCAGTTGTTTGACACAGGCGCAATTAACACGATTAACTTTGCCACCAGCGCACGGCGCAACGTGTACCGCGAGAGCGGCGGGCTCTATGGCTTCATCGGTCAATCCACCGGCACAAGCCTAGTGGACGACAACATTGCGCCAGACACAAGCCGCACGCCGCCGCTCAACCAGAACCCGTTCGCGTCCGACTTCCCCGGCGCTGTGTGCTATTACGAACAACGCCGCGTCTTTGCCGGAACGCCGCTCTTCCCGCAAACCTTCTGGATGACCAAGGCCGGGACTGAGAGCAACCTAGACTACAGCATCCCGGTCAAGGACGATGACGCCATCAGCGTCAAGATCGCTGCGCGCGAGGCCAACACGATCCAGCATGCGGTTGTGATCGGCGATCTTCTGTTGCTCACCGAAAGCGCGGAATGGCGCGTTGCCAGCGTTGGCGATCTTCTGACCCCAAGCACGATCACGATCCGCCCGCAGAGCTATATCGGCGCAAGCAATGTGCAGCCTGTCACGGCCAACACTGTGGCCATCTACGCCGCCGCGCGAGGCGGGCACATGCGCGCCATTGGTTTTGACAACGACATTCAAAGCTACATCTCAGTAGACCTGTCCCTGCGTGCGGCGCACCTGTTTGATTACAAGACAATCAAAGACATGGCTTACGCCAAAGGGCCAACCCCGATCGTCTGGGCCGTCTCAAGTGACGGGCGCTTGCTGGGCATGACGTACGTTCCCGAGCAACAGGTTTACGCCTGGCACTATCACGACACCCAGGACGGCGTTTTTGAAAGCGTGGCTGTCGTCAGCGAGGGCAATGACGACATTCTCTATGCCATCGTAAAACGCACGATTGGCACAAGCACCAAGCGCTACGTCGAACGCCTTGCCAGCCGCTACTTCCCTGACCTGAAGGACTTCATTGGGTCTGATTGCAGCTTGACCTACTCAGGCTCGCCGGCCACCACGATCAGCGGCCTTGGCCACCTTGAAGGCAAGACGGTCACCGTGCTCGCCGATGGCGCAGTCTTGACTTCCCGCGTGGTCACAAGCGGGCAGATCACCCTCGACAAGGCCGCCAGCCTTGTGCATGTGGGCTTGCCCGTTGTGTGCGACTTGCAGACGCTCCCGCTCGCCATCGAAGCTGAAGCCTTGGCGCAAGGCAGCAAGAAGAACATCAGTCGCGTCATGCTGCGGGTCTACAAAAGCAGCGGCATCTTTATTGGTCCGACAACGGACGAACTGAAGGAAGCCAAGATCCGCACCAGCGAGCCCTACGGTTCGCCGCCGAACCTTTTCACCGGCGAAATTGAGGTTGAGATCCCG